AATAAGATTAAGGATTGGAAAGCAACTGCTAGAAATTGGGTGCGAAGACAACAGAAACAACAAGAGCAACATGCAGCAAATAGTAAAGGATTCCGAACAGAAAACTTTGACGTTAACTCGATTGAGTCATTCGTTACTCAAGGATAGCGACAAGCACATTAGCCCCATAGACGCATGGAACAAAGGCACTAACATTCAATCTGCATTAAAAGTTGCTCCTCAAGCTGTTCGCGGTTGGATTGTTTCAGAAGTTGGAAGGCTTTGCAAAGAATTAGACTGCAAGACGACAATTAGCAGCGATTCAGAATTGAAGTTTTGTTGCCGATCCATCATAGAAGAAAACCCTACGCTGACTCTCGAAGAAATTAGAGTGTGTTTCGACTGGATACGAAAAGGTAAGTACGGTAAATTGTATGAACGACTAAAGACACCAGAGATTTTAGACTGTCTGTCAAAATATCAAGGAGAGACACGGGCTGAAATATTAGAGCAAAAAGCCAGGGAGCAGAAAAAGGAGATGGTCGAAAAGACAGAAGAATCTTTAGAGCCTTTAGGGTTAGTTGAATTGTATGATAGCCTAAAGACAAAAGAGCCTGAACAAAAGAAGCAGGGCATAGGAACAAGACTGCGTGAAAAAAATAATTGGCACAATGAAGAATAAAGAATTAGTAAGCACTTGTTGCGGGACACCTAAGTTCGGAGACTGGGAAATATGCGGTACTTGCTGCGAACACACAGACTTTACAAATGATGGTGACGAAGACTAAAGCTAAAGTAAAGCTAGACAAAGCTCTGAGCGATTACGTAAGGAAATCGAATGCTGATGAATTCGGCATGGTCAATTGTTTTACGTGTACTGCAAGGAAAAGCTGGAAACTAGTTGATTGCGGCCATTTTATTACGCGATCGAAGATGAGTACCCGATGGTTATACAAGCCAGAAGAGGGGCTAGTCAATATGATGCCACAGTGTAAACAGTGCAACATGACAGGAGGACAGCAGTATCTATTCGCAAAGAGGTTAGACAATATCTACGGCGAAGGAACAGCAGATAAAATCTTACGCATGAGCAATGGCACAACGAAGTTTTCATTAGGAGAATTACAAGAAATGACAGCGCATTACAATGACCTGTTTCGAAAACTTTCTAACTAACGAATACGAAACGCTACGGAGGTATGCAGAATATGTTGCGGGTAAAACCTGGGGCGAAGATTTGTTGCACGATATGTCTATGACTTTCTTAGCGAAAGGAGAAGCGATTGATAAGTTGTGTACGCGGGGAGAGATTATGGCATATATGAAAAGAGCTATGCGCATTGCAAGCTGGCATGAAGACGGGAAATTTTACAAACACTACAAGAAATACGAAAAGCTGAAAACACAGGTTGATATAGAGCAGATGATGCTGGATGACGGCATGATCATTTACAGAGAAAAAAAACAATTAGGTATGGTATTCTCTATATTGCAGGAAATCAACTGGTTTGACAGAGAAATTTTTAAAGCCTATTATTTACACAGTCATTCATTAAACACATTTAGCGATGCCACAGGAATTAACAGACAAACAATCTACAGAAGCATTAGGAAAGCCCAAGCGCACATCAAAGCCAAAGCGCAAGAAATCGAAAGGGCTGGGGGATGACATTGAGAAGTTTACAGAAGCTACGGGAATTAAGAAAGTGGTTGAAAAAGTCTCTGAGATAACGGGCAAAGACTGTGGATGTAAGAAAAGAAAGGAGTATCTTAATAATAGATTTCCTAAGTATGACGGCATGAGCAAAGCCGATCAGAAACTATGGGTAGAAGTCTTGAAGCCTAAGTTCCACGAAGGAACTACAGTTTCATTGGCTTACCAGGAAACGTTCATTGAAGTATATCAACGCACATTTGGAATGCGTTTGAAAAAAACGAATTGCGGAACGTGTGTGTTACAAAAGCTAGAGCAACTAGAAAAAGCATACGCCATAAGCTGTGACAAATGAAGATCCTATGTCCCGCAATCCTTGATGGATACCAACGCAGAAAGGATAGGAGCGTAAGTTTACGTTTGCTTACACAAGAGCAGACAAGCCAAGACCTAATGAACATAGATAGTTTGTTAGATACATTCGGGATACTGTACTTCAGGGCTGAAGATTCGCCTGAAGACAGCGTACCGTTTGAAGAGTTAGACAACATAGAGTTAGACCTGTACGACAAGAAGAAGACACAGAGCCAAAGGTTACGTGCCGTGCTCTACAAGTTGTACAAGCAAGAAGGAGGAGAGGGAGAATTTAAAGACTACTACAAAGTAAAAACAGAAAAGATTATTCAACATTTTAAAAGCAGACTAGAAGATGAGTAAAGCAAGTTACCAGGCCCACGAAGAAATCAAGCCTAAGAAAGAATCTATGCAACAGCAGATACATTCTTACTTAGAAACCAAAGGAGCAAATACCTTACAAACAATTGAGTTTATGCTAGGCTTAAAGAATCAAACAGCATCAGCAAGACTAAGTGAGATGCACGACAAAGGCATAGTTACCATTGATCCATACGGAGCATACAGACTGACTTATGATGAGCAGGAAAAAAATGAAGTAGTAAAGCAGCGAGATGATGAAAGATTTAAAAAATGGATGCTGCAAGGCACAAAGCATGGTTGGATATATAGCGGAAACGTAGTTCATAAAGATGGACTATATGAATATCAGATGCTCGTAAAAAAATTGAAATAGGTTTTGGATTCCCTGCTGTACATTATGCCATGTATGAAAACGCACTGCCAATGCTGTACGGTAGGGATGTTTCCATTGTAACTTACAATAAAATACAATGAGATATGCCGTTTAAAAAAGGAGAGAGTGGTAATCCAAATGGTAAACCAAAAGGTGCTAAGGGTAAAATTTCTAGCGAAGCACGAGAATTGTTTGTGCAGGTAATGGAAGGCGAGATGGATAATATCAGAAATTCACTAGGCATATTACGTGAGAACAACGACGAGAAATACCTGAAGGCTTTGAGCAGCTTGATGCCATACTTTATGCCTAAGCAAGTAGAAACAGACATAACGATTTTAGAGGCTTCTAAGCCCCCGTCGTGGTTTGATGAGGTATTGGATAGGACAGACCAAGAAGATGAGAACCTGACTACGTGAAACAGCCAAAGGCGTACTACGATGTAAAGGGAAGCAAGGCGCGTATAGTTTGCTTGCAAGGAGGGAGTAGAAGTGGTAAGACCTATTCGGTTTGACATTGCCTGTGTGAATGGTGCTACACGTACCAAAATTCACACTTTACTATTACCATTATACGCAGAAGTTTTCCTTCGTTACGCGCTAGTGTCATGCGTGACTTCTTTAACATCATACAAGAAGCGGGTTGGTATCAGGAGAAGTTCCATAACAAGACAGAGAACACGTACAATCTATTCGGCAACCTAGTTCAGTTTATAAGCGCAGATCAACCTGACAAATTCAGGGGGGCAAAGCACCATTTCGTTTTTCTTAACGAGTGTACAGAACTAGCTAAAGAGGTATTTGTGCAAATTTCTATGCGTACTCTCTACAAGATATTCATAGACTTTAACCCATCTGAAGAATACCACTGGCTATACGATACGGTAATACCTAGAGATGACTGCGACTTCTTTAAGTCTACGTACCTAGACAATCCTTTCTTAAACAAGGAGGTAATAGCTGAGATTGAAAGACTAAAGGACACAGACGAAAACTACTGGAGGATATATGGACTAGGGGAAAGGGGCATAAGTAAGGAGACTATATTTCAAACTCACGTCTACGATGAGCTACCCGAAAACGCTGACCATATAGCATACGGTTTAGACTTTGGATTTGCTGCTGATCCCGCTGCTTTGGTACGAGTCAGTCAAAGGGGCGATGAACTGTACATAGAAGAGTTAATATACAGCGGGGGCTTAACTAATCAAGACCTAGGGGAGAAGTTCAAGACATGGGATATAGGTAGGCATGATGAAATCATAGCAGACAGCGCAGAACCAAAAAGCATTACTGAGTTATCGCGCATGAACTTTAACGTCAAGCCAGCACGTAAAGGAGCAGATAGCATACGCAATGGTATTGACATAATGAGAAGGCACAAGCTCTTCATTAAGTCAGACAGTCTGAACTTGCAGAAGGAGTTTAGAAACTACAAATGG